GTAAACTAAGTATGGTATTGGGTGGTGCGCAAGCATCTCCAATGAAGACTGCTGAGTCTATGATGGATGATGAGTTCGATACTCCTACTCCATCTGCGGGTCGCACTGAAAGTGCTGCTGCTCCAAAGAGTGCTGGCGCAAAACCAGTTACCTCCATGGAAGACGACGATGAAGATGCGATGAGTTTCTTCAGTAAGTTAGCTGCTGACGCATAACAGTTCAATATGCCAAAGAAAAAGGGCCCTTCGGGGTCCTTTTTTTATGGAGATAATCCGAAGGAACCAGACAACACCGACATAGAAGTTCTATCAGGTAGGTTGCCGTGTGATATGTTGTATGTGTTTGCGTTAGTAGTCATACTAGAACTACCTCCTCCACCCATAACTTTGGGTTGGGCGTTACTTGCAGCGGAGGCAGAATCTCTTGCAACCTCAGTTACAGTATCAGCATTTTTCTTTTCTGCATTTGAGTTATTTAAAACTTCTCCGCTTGTTGCCGTTGCTGGAGGTGGTGTTGCCATTTTCTTAATATCTATTGTAGCACTTTCAGCTTTAAGCCCTCGGATAGTATCACCTCCGAAACCAAGTTTATCGTCGGTTTGGCGTGCAAACCATTCGATAATACTATTCCACATACCGCGAATTATGTTCCCGATACTAAATTCTGGAGCATCTTCATCGCGGAACCCGAATTTCTTAGTCACCCAGTCGATAAGCATGTCGAATGGTTTGAATATTAAGTCCATCAGACCACCTTCACCTACTAGGTTATTCCAAAGCTCGCTGAGAGCCGCTGTAGGATCTGTAAAGAGAGTTTTAACCCAGTCAACTACACCATCTATTGTATTGTTTATAAGGGCGACAAAGTCAAACCCATCTAACATTGCTGCAAAGTCGGTAAACCCAAGTTTCTCAGATATCCAAGATACCACATCTTTTATCATGTTACCGATTTCACCGAAACTCAAGAAGAATCCTTTTACTGCACCGAGTAATCCGCCTATGATACCGTCCTCTTGAAATCCCTTAAACGCACCTGTTATAGTATTCCATATGGTGATGATGGGGCCAAGTAGTTTACCGAAAACTTTTCCGAAAGAAAATATTTTAGTGAGCAGTGGATTAGATCCCACACCTTTGAAAACTCCAGTAATTTTACTAACCCAACCACTGAAGAATTTTCCTAGGTCACTAAAAACATCTGCGACTCTTGCGCCATCTTTACCAAGGTTTAAGAATTTGGCAGTGGCAGAACCTATAGACTTACCGATAGAACTAAAGAAATCTTTGAATAGTTTGAATTCTTTTTTCCATCCATCTATCTGTGTTATGAAAGACTTCTTAAGAGAAGACCATCCAGCAGATATTGCATTAGTAATAGGATTTCTTTTTAATATATCCTTAACAATTTCAAACGATACTTTAAATATCCCAGCAATGTTGTCAAATAAATTAAAAATTGAGTTTATTAATTTACTTCTGCGTAAAAACTTAATAGCTCCAGCGAATATAGCAGAAATACCTGTAGCGAATAAAGAAATACCCTTTAGAAACGCTTTTCCGAACATCGCGAGTATTTTAACTTGAGATTTAACAAACCCAACAATAAACCCACTAAGGAAAGCAAACGGCGCAAGTAGTCCAAGACCACCTAACCCAATTTCTAGATTATTTGCAGATTTCTTTTCAGGAGTAGTGTTGTTTGCAATTTGGTCTAGTGCGTTAAGAGTCCTCTCCTGCAATACTCCATCTTCCTTTGCTTTTTCAAGCGCAGCTAAATTATTACCAGTCAATATTTCTGCAATATACTGTAGTTGATCGTTCATCACGAACGAGTTCGCGTCGATGTTATTCAAGTAGTCGTTAGACATAGAGATTCTACTATCAACCTTAACAATGTTCTGGTTGAACTCCATCATCTCTAATACCACATCTTCTAATAATCGAGTTTGTTCATTTTCCATATGTTATCTTCCCCAAGACTGTTGTCTTATTTTTGCGCGTTCTTCTTCTTGCTTGACGAACTCAACTAGTTGCATAACATATATTTCTCTCTCCCAAGGCATCATGGTATCAAGTTCACTTAGTGAATAATTATGATGCTGCATCATTGCAAAATTCGTCTTGTAGTAGTTTACAAGAGAATCATGAGAGAGACTTATCCGAAAAAATTCGCAAGGCCCTTTATCTCAAATTCATTAACAGTTCCGCAACTTTCGCAAGTGTATTTAACGTCATGTTTAAGAGCAGGCATGTTTCTAAAGAATACTTCAATTTTCTTAAACTGTTCACTACTCAAAGAGTCAATAAATGCTTGTAGTTCTTGAGTACTCGAATCTTTAGCGGGATATACGTTGTCTTCGTCGAAAATCATTTCAATTGACATGATAATCGTTTTCATAATTGCTTCTACGCCTTCAAGTGATCCTATCTTTTGAGCGTCTGCTACTGAGGGATACTTCATCTTGATGCCAACTTTGTCTGTTAACATAATCTTACTGTTTACATCACCAGCAGTAACTTCTAGTGTATCTAGATTAAGTTCATACTCATTACTTGTAGAACAATTGGAACACTTCAAACCGATTTTAGAAACCTCACCGACCGACTTTGCTCTTAATTTTAAGAAAATATATTCAAGGTCGAATGTAGCAAGTTTTTTAATATCAATTTTACCAAAGGTACATGCTTCTATGACATCTTGCACAGCGCGTAAAATTTGTTCTTGGTTCTCGCTTTCCATAGCGATCATCAACACTTTTTCTTCTTTAACTAGGTAAGGTCTGTATACTACAGACTCTCCAGTAGAAGGGATTTTTACCGAGTACTTCGGCGTTTCAATAATTGGTAATGCCATTATATTTTCTCCAATGGGTTATGTAATTCAATCAATAGTATTTATATCGTTATCCTATAAGAGACTTGATTTGACTAGTAGTTGCTCCGATAGTTTTTCCGATTCCACCAAGCACACCAGTAACAGAGTCAACAAGACTTTCAACTTCAAAGTTTTCATAGGTCATGGTGACAGTAACTTTCTGTACGGAATTCTCCGCAGTATTATCTAATGATACAGCATTTATATTAATTGGATACGCTTTTTCAAGTTTAACGGTGTATATAGGTATGTTCTGTTTGTTTAGTTGAGCAATTCTAACATCAGTTGTATAACTATCTTTGTAACGCATCGTGTAGTTGGTTGTATCGAATGCAAGACCCAACCACTTATCAAATATCTTGCGCATATAATAATCACCAGTCAAAATGTATGTAAAGGTAATATCCTCATTGATGAAAGAGTATGGTATCTTAATAGACTGTTTAACGTTTTGGTATTCTGTAGTTACGATTCCTCTTCCTGGTAGAGTGCAACTTTCACACAGTAGGGAGATATCTCGAGGGTCGTTAATAAATGCACCTAGACTCAGGTTACCACTCAATGCACCAGTTATTAATGCACCAGCGTCAAGGTTTAATAAACTCCCTTGAGGAGGTTGCATGAAAACAGCAAACCTATTTGTTTGCGCAATACCTTGCCTTTTATTAAACACGCCTTTAAGATCATCGATCCCACTTCCCAATATTGACATATTAGTTTCCTCTTATTTGTTTCGTAGAGTCTTTCCAGACATCTCGTTTATTAGCCTTAGCAAACTGTTCTGTAGGTAGGAAGATAGCAATTTCCCACTCAGGTGGTTGTACCATTACTATCTTAGAATCTATCTGACTTGTTAAGTAATGTTTAAAACAAGGTTGGAACTCTCTATACTTTCTAACAGAACTTAATAAGTCGTATCGCATCCTGAACCTAGTTGTATCATCGAATTTTGTGTTGGTTAGTGTATCACCTAATTTATCCAGAAATGCTGCACGAGTTGTTGGTTTTAGGTAATGGAGATTCAGTCCGTAGAAACCTCCTGGAGCTTTGTCGACCATAATTGTTAACGGAAACATATCGTAGTATGGCAATTTTTCTCTGTGTTTTGGGTCATAGAAATACATGTACATATTACCCCACACAGCACGGCTCTTCCTTATGAGTGCTTCGTCTTGCAGTAGTTGAGTTCTATTAACCTGACCAAGTTCTTTAACTTTGTTCTTAAACCATACTCGCGCGTCATCAGTTCTAGCTTGGATACCAGACCTGAATGCCTCTTGCTCTAATTTGTTAAATAATGATGCCAATTTATTTTCCTAGTATTTTTATTCCCATACCTCTTAAGGTATCTTCTGTCCACACAACAAACTTCCACCCTCTGGTCATACAATATTCTTCAGCAGCATCCCACTTAGATTGATTCTTGACATATGTCATAACCTCAGTAATATACTTCTTTGTTTTCTTAGAAGGTTGCTTTGGCGGAGTAGTTTCTTTTTTAGGTTTTATCTCTATTAAGTAAGTAGTCCCATTGGTAAGTTTAACCTTAACATCTACAAAATATCTATGAATCTTGTTATCAGTCTTACATCTATAGGGTATTACGGTTTCTTCAGAGTTCCACTTTATTACTTGTTCGTTAGACTCGCACCACTTGAAAACTTGTAGTTCCCAAAGAGAGCGGTAATACACCTTTGTATAATCACCTTCATATTTTCCAGGATTTTTAACTGGATATCTACCCGAATATGCCATATAAATACTTAATAAGGTTGTTCACTTAGTAATATTTATAAGAGAAATTCATGTCAAATAAAATAGCGGATTATAAGAAAAAGAGTAAAGCATCTTATGAATTCCCAATAGGAACCATACGGTCTCACCCAAGGATTAGCATCATCGTATTGGATCGGAGAAGTGAATACCCTATGGAACTGATACTACCTATTCCACAAGGATTGCCGATACAAGATGGAATTTCATACAGCAGTACTAACTTAAATCAAGTTGGCGCAGCGGCACAAGATGCAATGAGCGGACTTGGCAGCGGGGCAAGTATGTTAGATGTAGGCAGCAAAACCATTGATAACATGAAAAATAATCTGAGTGGACAAAGTTCAACTACTACAGCGGCAGCATTGACACAGATTGCAAATTCTGCTGGGCTTGCGGGAAGCACTGCAAAGTCTATTGCGGATGCAGTTATGTATAATAAAAGATCACTGTTGAATCCTAACCAAGTAACAACATTTAGCGGAACCAATGTTAGGTCATTTTCATTCGAGTTTAAGTTCGTATCCATTTCAGAGGAAGAATCTCTGATGATCAGGAATATAATCGAACGTTTGCGATTAAATGCATATCCTAAGGGAAATCAAGTTATATTATCATATCCTCCAGAATTCATGATTCATGTTTTAGACAAAAACGGCGAGCGAAACAGATATTACGGGGCAATTGATAATTGTTTCTTGATGAATATTAGTACTGCATACAATACGATTGGTAATAGTTACTATGATGATGGCGCTCCTCTGGATGTTTCTTTGTCTCTAACCTTCCAAGAAACCAAAGCTCTCACTAGAGATGATATTATAAGATTACAAAATAGTGTAGAATCTAATAAGGGTGGTATATAATGTCTTTCTTCAGAAATTTTCCAAAGGTTAATTACGACTATTTCGGTAATGGAGTTCAAAGTAAAGTTATTGACATCTTCAGGTTTGTACAACCCGCAAAGGATTTTAAGGACGAACTAGGTGCATATAGTTTTTATGAAGTACAAGAAGGTGATAGACCTGATGTAGTTTCACAAAAGTTATACAATACACCAGAATATTACTGGACATTTTTTCTGGTCAACGAACATCTGAGAAATGGTATTAGTGCATGGCCATTGTCTTCTGATGAGTTTAATAAATTCATTGACGAAGAATATTCTGGAATTGTTATAACATGCAGGCCTCAATATAACTATGATGGCGATGGGTTATTACAATCGATTGAGAATTCAGTTGCAGGTAAATTCAGAATAGGGGAGCAGGTCGTGGGATTCCTAAGCGGCGCTACTGGTTTTATAGAAAGCAAGGATGCAACTTCGCAACAACTTGTGATTCGTGATGTTCAAGGTGTATTCAGAAAAGAAGAACTTATACGAGGAAACTCCACGGAAGACAGTATAGAATCATACGAAGTTTATGATAGACAACTTGCACCGCGCCATTATGAAGATGATAAAGGTAGAATTGTAAATAGTTCTATACATATATCAGGAGGTACTCCACCACAACAGCTGAACCTAATAACAAACAGAGAATTTGAAGAAGAATTAAATAATCAACGGTCAAAGATACGGGTTATTCGTGAAGAGTTCATTTTCGAATTTGCTGATAGATATCAAGAATTGCTTAACAGATGATAAATTCAGGTTTAAAGAACGGGAACAGTGCAGAAGGTGTTATACCTTCCTCGTTTACTATATCAGAAATTTTAATCACAAACTGCTATGGTAAACAGTTTGATATTAAAGCACTAGTGACTAAGACTACTATCGTTGAGAGCATATATTCATTTGCGTTAACCGCTTCTTTAGATATAAGAGACACGGTAAACTTGTTTGAAGAAATACGAATTTCTGGGCAAGAGAAGATAGATATTATTATACAGAAACGCGATAAGGGTAAGAAAGAAACTGTTAAGGTTAAACTTTCTTTCTACGTCGCAGAGATTCCTGTCTATGGTAAGATAAAAGACGCAATACAAGGTTATACTTTATCTTGCGTGGCACGGCATGCGTTCGCTAATCATGTTACAAATATTTCAAGAGCGTTTTCTGGGTCATTAAGCAAGCAGCTACAACGCATAGTTTCGGGAGATCTTGACTACAACGGAGTTGTCGAAAATACTGCTCCTAGTAAGGGTAATGTTAAGTTGATAATTCCTAATATGAAACCGTTCACTGCAATGAGTTGGTTATTGCGTCATGCATATTCTGACTCTGGCGCGCCCATATTTGCATATGATACTATGGATGGGTTTAAAATAGTTGCTTATGAAAAATTAACAGAGCAAATTAGTTTGGGTACATATAAGTTTTCTTTTATGCAAGAGGATAACCCATATACAGTCGAAGGTTTTGGTGAGCAGAAGTATAAAATACTTAACATGGCAAGTAACTTAAACAGTTCCAAATATATTCAATCTAACAGAGGTGCATATTCTTCTCTGACAAAAGTTATTGATATTTCGACTAAAAAATACTACGAAGTACCATTTGACTATTCTTCACAATTTAGAAACACCCCCAAAGTTTCTAACGGTAGTATGTCAAATCAATTGATATCGAAAGAGTTTAAAGTTAAAGATCAGCCCTTGAACCTTTTACACGACTCTTTGAATATATTCATCAACGAAAACTCTATGGCAATGGGCAACCAATATGGCAACTACCATCAACCTTCAGTATACTCGGTCGCGCATCATCAATCTATGCTTGAGAACTTAGACAGTATTAAACATACTATTACACTAAATGGTGATTTAGAGTTGTCAGCTGGTAGTAAAATTTCTATTCAAGCCCCTAAGTCAATTGATCCACAAGTGTATAAAAAAATTAAAGAAAAAGATTCTAAGAAATCACATATCAACGACATGATGATATCTGGGGATTATTTGATCACAAGTGTTAGTCATACTTTTAGCAATAAATACATTTGCGAATTGAATATCAAACGCGACTTTAGTAATTATAATTTAGACTCAGCGGATTAATACAGTATGTCATCATTTTCAGCAGACCAATATATCGGTGGACAATTTACTTGGTTCACCGGAGTAATCGAGGACAGAAAAGACCCAGAACAGATGGGTAGGGCGAGAGTCCGTTGCTTTGGTTTTCACACAGACTCAAAGGGTTTGATCCCTACAGAATCACTTCCATGGGCGACGGTATTGATGCCGAATACTTCTTCTGGAGTTTCTGGTATTGGTTCATCACCACACGGGTTAGTTGAGGGGTCATGGGTTGTTGGTTTCTTCCGTGACGGCCCATCAGCACAAGACCCTATCATACTAGGGTCTATATTAGGATACCCAGTACAGAAGAACCCTAGCAGTCGGGGATTTACCGACCCAAATGGGGTGTTTCCAAAGTATGCAAACGAACCTGATGTGAATAAACTCGCTCGTGGACAGAATACGGTGGCATATACCGCAGATGTTTCTATCGGAGAGCCTGCTTCTCCATACGCAGCACAGTATCCTATGAACAAGGTTA